CATATAAATAAGGTGTTATGCCTATCAACCAATGGCAAAGTCAGCAAATAAAGGCAAAAAAGGTTCCTCAAAACAAAATCAAGGAAATGCGGCTGCGAAAAAAGCAAAGAACGGGGGTAAAAAAAAGTGAGGTATGCCGAGAGAATGGAATACTCCCAAACGTGAGCCTTGGAACGCGCCGATACATAATATCCTCAAAGCAATAGACAATCACACTCAAGAGTATTTCAAGAGTGGTGATGTGTGGCACTTAGAAAAAGCAGCAGCATTAAGAAAATATTTAAGTGAACTTAAAACCTGGATTCATCGACAAGAGGGAAGATGAAACTGAATCTAAACAAACTTATTTTCATCGTTTGTGTGTCAGCAGTTGGATTTGTTGGTCTTAACTTCATTGCCTGCAATTTTATGATTCCAGGATCTATCATTAGTGCAAATGTATTAGGTGGATTAAAAAATCCTCCTCCCTTAGATTGTAAAGAATCTGAGAGAAGAGGATATGAAACTTTATTAGCAATTCTAACAACTGTAATTGCTTTAAGAACTAAGGTAGAAGATTAAGAAACCCAGAGTTTTCCTTCTGCTTTTCTTCTTCTTAATAATCCTGCTTCAACTTTACTGCCAGGATTACGATATAGTTCTAACGTTTTTGGGATTTCTGCCCAATTTTTTTCACGTAAATGGCAAGAGATAGTGCTGAAATTACTTGAATTGTAAAACCCAGCACCGAGATTATAAGCAAAGGATAAAAGTGCTCCTCGTTGATTGTCATTCATTTCATTCCAATATGGGATTTTTTGAAGTGATGGAATAAATCTGTTTTCAAGATCAAAAATTAAAAGTTTATCAGCATAATCTTGAGTAATTTTTCTACCAAGTTTAAAAGATTTTCCATCAAAATCTTTGGTGCTTCCCCATCCGATTGTAATAGGAAGATATCCTGTTAATGGATCTGGATATGCATTTAAATGGCATCCCTCAAATTCCTTTATTAAATCAACACCACATTGAGGGATTTTTAATTGTGATGTTGATTCTACTTTTTTGCAACTTCAAAAACACGTCCCCATCCATCATTACCTTTTGGACACCATCTACGCACAAGATCAGATCTCTTATACACGGCACCTTTACCATTGGTTACAGCACTTGTATATCCATCATTTAATGATCCATAAGGATCATTAACGACATAATCCCCACCTGGAGTCTTACCAATGACTACAACCATGTGCCCACCAGTAGGAGCAGATAAAGTGCCACGGTGGAGAATACCAATAACCACGGGTCTCCCAGCAGCAAGCTCACGATCAAGATCATTAAAAGATAGCCCGTAACTAAAATGTGACTTAATTCCATAAGACGCCAGAACACGGGTTTGAACCACATGATCTGTCGTATCACCAATTGAGAAAACTTTTTGTACATAGGCGTCGTCGCCCTTAGACCCTTTTAGTGTACCAGGTTTAAAATATTCCAAACACATTGCACATGCAGATGAATTGCAAGTTCTCTGTGCGTCTCTATAATTATCTGTTTGTGGATAAAATGGTACGGATAAAATATTTGATTTTGGTGCTTCTGGTTTTGATCTAAAAATCTTTACCCACTCTGATTCATCTTGAATTAAGTCTTGTGCTTTTAAAAGCAAGTCCTTTTCAAATTTTTCCACGGCAGCAACATGCCTTGGATTCTTTTCATCATAATGCTTAAAAAAATTGTGCAAGTCAATCTGTGTCATTTTTATCTCCTATGAATTCTAATGAGAAAATTTCATGATCTGAAATATCCGGATTCAACCACTCACTGAATTCGGATTGAATTGCGTAAGCATTTTCAATACATTTTTTATCGTAGAGTGTATGAATACGATTAAGAGCCCAATCGTGCGATTGTCTTAAAGTGGTTTCAAGAGTATCCATAGTATTTAGAAAATGATCGGTTTCCTCAAGTCTAGCATTTTTATCCTTCGATGACAAATCTAAATAGGTAAATAAAGAATGCTTATGGATTGGCAATATAATGGAAAGGTCTTTACCAATGTTCCCAAAGGAATGGAGGGATTTGTTTACATAATTACGAATCTTACGAATAATAAAAAATACATTGGTAAAAAACATTTCTGGACCAGGCAAAAAGATAGAAAAACTGGAAGAAGAAAAACACTAGAAAGTGATTGGAAAAACTACTTCGGTTCTTGTGATGAACTCAATGAAGATGTTAAAAATTTAGGTAGAGAACATTTTCTTCGTGAGATTCTCTACCTATGTCCTCATAAGAAATCTATGAGTTATTATGAAACTTATGAACAGTTTAACCGTAATGTATTAATGAGTGAAGAGTATTATAATACAAATATTGGTGGAACTTTTTATATGAGCGAGTCTGAAAGAATCTATGGTGCTGTACTTAAGAGCTCTAAGTATTAATAAATATAACTTATCTTTAACGGAGACAAACCCAGTCTAGGTGTATTTTTAAGCCTTGTCAAGGGGTATTGATAAATATTCAATAAAGAGTTATACTAGAAATGTCAGTATATGTTAGAAATTTAGTAATTAATACTAGTGCCGATTTTAGCGAAACTCTAGAACTAATACAAACTGGTGGACTTCCAGTTAATCTTGTTGGTTTTGGTGCAAGTTGTTATATGAGAAAAACCCCAGAAAGTTCCTCATATGTTGGTTTTGGTGTTTCGTTTATTGATAGACCCAATGGAAAAATAACAATATCTATGGCAAGTACAGTTACATCAACTTTAAAATCTGGAAGATATGTTTATGATTTATTACTAATTCGTCCAAACACGACAAGAGTAATTGGAGTAGAAGGAACAATTTTAGTTAGAGGTGGAATATCAACTGGTTGTTTCTAAATAACAATTATAGAGAAGAAAAATGACTGTATATACTACGAATATTGTTATTCATACTTCAACAGATTTTGAGCAAACATTTGTATTAGAGAGTGAAGATAGTGATAGTGCATTAGATCTAACTGGATATAGTGGATGCGCTAAATTAAAAAAATACGAATCTTCATCACCATCTGCAAATTTTGAAGTATCAATTACAAATACGGAATTAGGCAAGGTAAGAATAGCATTAGGATCAACTATGACTACTAATCTAAAACCCGGAAAATATTTTTATGATTTATTATTAAACAGTCCCACCGGAACTATAACAAGGATTGTAGAAGGAACTGCATTAGTTAAAAAATCTGTTACTAGATAATAAAAAAGAGGGTTGTTAACCCTCTCGAGATCAGCGTCCGAAATCTGGACCTGGATTTGATTTTGGTTTATTTACCCTTTCAAGATTATTTGCACCTTGTCTCATAACTTGGTCACGAGTTTTACCCGATTTTTCTGCAGCTGCACCACCACCAGCACCATAAGGAGTTAATTTACCACTATCAGTGTAACTTGTAGGTTTTGCAAATGGTGATGTAGTGCTAGGAAGTGGTTGAGTTTGTCTATTAAAAGGACTTGTATTTTGTGATCTAGATGCAGCAGAATTCTTTGAGTTAAAAATACCACGGAACCACTCACCAGAAACCTCAACAATATTCTGAATATGCTCAGCATCCATTTGCATCATTACATAATGTGCTTCGGAGATAGTATCAGCATGTCCTTCTGAAAGGATATAATCTAAAACAATATCATATGCTTCCTTTTTAAGTGGATTTTTAGAAAGATTGTCAGCAGTCTTGTTCATGGTAGCACTTTTGCTTATGGAAAATTTTGGTTGTGATGGTTCTGGCATTCTCCCAGCATTTGGATTTTGTGATAATGATTGTTGTCCGAGACCAAGATCCTTGACTGCTGGTGCCTGAACAGTTGGAGTAACAGGCAATCTAGATCTCATATCTTTCATAAGAGGATTATCAGTCTGAGCAGTTCCACGAATACGCTCTCTTTCAGCAGCAGCGGCAGCAAGTTTGGGATTGGACTTTCTCCAAATCTCCATACCCATATCCCTGACTTTTGCCATCTCAGCAGGGTCTCCGCTCTTTCTAGCAGCAGATGCTGCCTTCATATAGTCTGCCA